TGTTTGTGTGTAGTAGGTAGAAACTCTGATATCCGCCACTAAAACATTAGATGGACCGACCTGAGTAACCGTTGGTTTTTCTATTGCTCCGATTGTGTATCCAACTGGAATAACTTTCAGAACGCTTATTATTAGCTGCTCGAGATTGTCGAGCGATGCAGGATTGCTGTTATAGGCAACCGCTACAGATATAACTAAATTGATCTTTATATGTAAAGTTGTTTTGCCGATTGTTTCCAATTCAAGATATGGTGAATCTGGGACTGTCACCACAAAAGGAACCATAGGAGCCTCGGGAACATAGGCATAGACATTGCCTGCAACGCCTGCAAAGGCTGTGGCTAATGGCTGGCGTACTGTGTCAAGAATTGTTGATGCTGGCATTACTGCACCATTGAATCAGTATCGATGTATGCGCCCAAGAGACCAGATACTCGATTGAATAAACTCCGACCTAATCTATACGGACTTACCTGTGTGAAATCTATGCCTTCGATCTGTCCACCAGGAGCAATTCGGCTCTGGAATACTTCTACTGATACAGCTAGGACTGCTGACTCTACTGCTGCATTTCCAACATAAGTCGAAGCGCCTGAAAGAGTTGCTAAACCAGATGGAATTACTTTTCTTTCGGTAATGTCTGCGTTTGTAATCGCGACAGTAAAGTAACCGTTAAATTCTCTGTAAGCACCGTCTAAATAAATGCGTGAGCTTGATCGAACAATAAAATCTTCGACATCAATGTTGCTTGATTCGATAATTGTGAATGTTCCATTGAAGGGTGCGCCTACACCTGTGATGACTACGCTCTGACCATCGCTGAAATTGTTATCGCCTAGAACTCCATAAGTTGCAATGTTATCTTGCAATGTAACTGTGTCGATAGGACTTGAATACTTAACAAGCATTGGCAAGATTATTGACTCTGCTGTGTCGATTATATCTGTTAAATATGCATCGTTGTAGAGGGATGTAGAGACACCAAGAATAGACCTTAGTTCTGCAACTGTAACTATTGTAGCCATCTTTACATCCTCTCTATTAAACGACTGGGGGAGCGATCGGGAGCAACCGCCCCCCCATGATTAGTTTGTTGGTTTAGGAAACCATGTAACGGTATGCGCCTGCGCCAAGCTTTGTAGCAACTGCGCCATAACCGTAGTAGCCCACCTGCACGGCTCCAGTCGAAATTAAATTCGTCTGCAAGCTCAAGCGAGGGCTTTCGTACCATGTGTAAGCTTCTGGATTAACAACGATTGCTGTGTTATCTCCAAGTCCTGCTGTGTCTGTCAATGCGCGTGATACGCGAAGGTTTAGACCAAGAAGGTTTCCACGAATTGCTGTTGCGGTTAAATCTCCGCCTGCATTTTGTGGGTTGATTGTTTGCTGGAAAATTGGACGGTTTGAACCATCGACCAAGCCCATCAATGCTCCCCATTGTTCTGGTGAGACTACGATGTTTTGTGCAAAGCCTAGAGTTCCCTTGTAGATTGAAACTGCTGCATCTGAAACGAAATCAGCAACTAGAGCGCCTGTTGTAAATGCTGCGCGGTTTCCGCCATCTGTTCCACCTGTGATTAGTGCTGTACCAACTGCTGCATCTGTGGCTTTTGCATAAGCAAACTCCATTTGACGAACGAGTTCAGCAAAGAATGCTGGTGATGAACGATCTAGAAGTTCTAAAGAGAATGTTTGCTGTCCAATAAACTTCTGAACGCTTACAGATACAAATGCTGCGTTCTGATCTGTCTCTGATGGTGTACCAAACTCTGCTGCGACTGCAACTGTTGGAGCAACAGTTATCTTTGGAATTTCAAAAGTCATGCCAGCGTCAGGCAAGGCACCTGTCGAAATGCTTGAAATAAAAGGACGATCGGCATTGCTGATTCCGTTAATGACCTCTGTTAATTGACGAGTTGGTACTAAACCAGCGTTGTCTGTGATATCTGCTGCTGCTGCAACATACATCTTTGAAGTGTCGTTGCCTAGTGAGGCACGAACTGAATGCTCGAGATAAGAAGCCTTATCCACGATTGGGTTACGAACTGTGATTGATGTATAAGGTGCTGTTGCAGCTTTTACTTCAACTTTTGCAGCCTCTACCGTTTCTGCGGCAGGAGCGACTTCTGGAACGGTAGTGTCTGACACTTGTTCTCCTTCTGTGGTTTTTGGTGTTTCATCCTGAACATCGAGTTCAGAAACTTTGTTATCTTCGGCAGCGACTTTCTGCACTTCTGCGCCGGGGATTGCGCCGTCTGTTACAAGGCTGACTTCAATTAACTTAGATGCGCTAATTGCCATAACTCCGCCTTTGTTATCCCATTCTTCAACATCTACTCCGACACTAAAATCTGAGCGAAGCCCTGTAGCAGCTTCTTCTAATGCATCGTTGCCTGCTGTTGTTTTAGCGATCTTAAATGATGCTGTTATTCCTGTGTCATCCTGTGACCACTCCATTAACTTGCCTAATGGACGAGTTTGGTCATGCTGTAAAACCAATTTAGTGTTTTTAGAGAATTCGATTGAATTAGGTTCAAACATTGTACGGCCTGCTGAAGTATTACCTTCTGCGTTCCATTGAACTATGCGACCAGCGATAATGCGAGACTCTGCATCTGCTGCCGTTAGTGTTACTGGCATTGTTATTTTCATTAGCTGTTCTCCTTGTTATCGATCAAGTCTTCTTCTTCTCTAATCTGCTCGACTGTCATTGCACCAATGCGATTTAAGATTTCATAGACTTGAGCGCGTTGTAATGGATCGCCACGCAAGAACTCGTCTAACGAAAAGCGAACTTCTGTTGTACTAGACACGAAATCTGGCATTGATAGCCTTTGTTCAATACTTGTTAGAACATATTTCATAGAGAAGTCGATAAGAGCCTTGCGCTCCGAAATAGCGTTACTGTATGTCATGCTCGTTGTTTCAGCGCTTACGAAATATGCAGGAAGGTTGCAAGCGCGAGCCAATTCGAGCGCGACATATTGACGAGCTTCATTGAGCTGTAGTTTTGCAGGATCGATGCCCAGCGCTTGCAACTCTACATCTGCGTTTAAGAATGCAGTTGATTTGTTTAATCTTGCCATTCTCCAGGACTCAAGAAGTTTAGCAATGCGTTCTGCTGGAAGGTTTGTACCGTTGGATTTTAATACTTGAAGAGGAACTGGCTCTTTAGCAAACGATTCAGCAGCCTGTTCAAGCGCGTGCGCCGCGCGAATAGTGCGACCCGCTCTGTTAAGTAAGCCTTCATCTAAACCGTAAAATACAACCAGTGAGCCAACGCCTTGATTAGGTACGACACTTCCATCGACTTGATAGCCAACGATTTCTGTTTGTAAATGATTTAATTTAGGAGTTACACGATCTGGAGCAACCCGAGTCCATGCGCGAACTCTTCCTGTATCGCCATACTGCTCTAAAACTTGACCATACCCAATTCCCGTTAGCCAAATATCTTCGGCAAGCCATGCATAAATAGCAGAGCCTGGAACTCTTGGGTCTGGTTGGTTAATTACAGAAGGTGCTGCAACATGAGAACCATTTAACTTTGAATAAACTTCTAATGGTAATCCTGCAAGTGTTGAGCAGATAATGTTACGGGCTCTTGCGATTGTTGGAATTGCCATTGCTTGACCGCGTGTAGCAGTAGATGGTGTAAATGTAAAGGGATTGAATGATGCCGTATTATTGAATGGCGCTGGTGTTGAAGCTGCATCGACTGTGATTTGAGCAGGAGCAGATTGTGGCAAGAAAAATTCTTTAATTCCCATTGGACATACTATACACTATATGCCCAACTTTTAGACACTATCCTATCTGAATGTCAACTTCTGTTTCTGCGCGTGTCGCAAAGTGAGTAACCATTGCTGCCGATACTGCGCCACAGATTATTCCAGAAGCTTTACGGCCCATGACCCAACCGCCGTCACCTCTTTGAAGTTTAACTGCTGATAACACTTGTTTATCGAGTTCTTCTTGCCCCTCATGAATAATCCGACCACTAGACACAGCAGAAACAAACTCATCGCAACTTTGTTGATAATCAGGAGCATTGATTTCATAAACTGGGATTCCTGCTGGGGCTAAACGAGCTGCAACTGCTCCAGCCGTAGATTTGGAGTAAGCAACATAATTGACGGGAAACTTACGAACCCAGGGAGCAATGTCATTAGCCATCTGCTTATCATCTATTGAGACTGGATTAAACCAAGTCTGCAATAAAGCCACCATGAAGCGATCTCCATCAATTCTTTGACCTGCCACTAAACTTGCGTGTTTTCTGTCTGGGCTTAGATCGATAGCCATCCAAGTATCTTTTTCTCTATCAAGCTTGAAGGAATCATCCTTGCATTTTTTCCATTCGGCTTCTGAGATGACTGGATTTATCATCGAAACAAATTGACACAGGATCTCGGTTCTAAATATGTCCTCACGATCTGATAATGAGTCTTTTATGTTATCTACATGGACTGTGTGGCCTAAACTGGGATTTGATTGATACCAGGCTTCTTTATCATCTATTGCTGCCCCGGGTTCTGCTGACCATTCAAACCATCCAATAGAATCATCTGATCCACTTGCAGCAGCTAATCCTCGTTCTCTGAATTTAAGCAGTAAAACCGATCCAGCGTGTCCAGCATTGGAATAGAAATATGCTTGAGGGTTCTTATTTGACATTTGAGTAAATCGCATAGATGACCAGACCTCTTCTGTGTCAAATTCTCGTAACTCGTCAATGTGAATTACATCTGGCGCTGCTATACCACGAGCTGCTGAGTTTCCTGCTCTAATAAGATATCGCGCGCCGTTCTTAAATCGAATCTCTTGACTTCCCTTAGATTCATATTTCTTTGAAAAGTTCTCTTGCAAGATATGAGAGTCATCAATCATCTGACCAACCTTAAAAAAGATTTCAGAAGATGTAGTTAATTTATGAGCTGTTGCTAAATGCATCTTCTCGTCAAGTCGGTAAATGCCAAACAAGATTCGAAGCGCCATGAATGTAGACTTGCCCTGTTGCCTGGGAAGCATGATCCCGATTAGAGGATGACCCCACCTACCATCGTCCTTGTACTTTAAGCTCTCGATTGCAAGCAGTTCTTGCCAGGGCAGTAATGGAAAACCGATCTCTTTACAAAAGTCGATCATCTCTTGACCTCTACTAGGCAGATCCAGGCTTGGAGACATGATTCTAGGTGTCTGTGAGCCGTAGCGAACTTCTGTTACCCCTTCTTCAACCTGTGTGAGCCCGATAGAGAAAAAGATACTTGGATGGCTATCGATCTAAGCCCAGACAGAAAACACGCAAGTTTAGTGGCAGGTCAAAGAATTGATGGAGATCGCTTCATGGTGGCTTTATTGCAGACTTGGTTTAATCCAGTCTCAATAGATGATAAGCAAATGGCTAATGACATTGCACCCTGGGTTCGTAAGTTTCCAGTCAATTATGTTGCTTACTCCAAATCTACGGCTGGAGCAGTTGCGGCCCGTCTTGCGCCAGCAGGAATCCCAGTTTATGAAATCAATGCTCCTGATTATCAACAAAGCTGCGATGAGTTTGTTTCGGCTGTATCTAGTGGTCGAATTATTCACGAGGGTCAAGAAGAACTTGATAAACAAGTGTTATCAGCAGTTAAACTTCAAAGAGGTGACGGCGGTTGGGTCATGGGCCGTAAAGCTTCTGGAATAATCTGTGGCGCAGTATCGGCTGCAATGGTTACTCACTTTGCGACACGCGCAGAGACAGAAGTTGACATTCAGATAGGATAGTGTCTAAAAGTTGGGCATATAGTGTATAGTATGTCCAATGGGAATTAAAGAATTTTTCTTGCCACAGTCTGCTCCTGCTCAAATCACAGTCGATGCAGCTTCAACACCAGCGCCATTCAATAACACGGCATCATTCAATCCCTTTACATTTACGCCATCTACTGCTACACGCGGTCAAGCAATGGCGATTCCAACAATCGCAAGAGCGCGTAACATTATCTGCTCAACTCTTGCAGGATTACCATTAGAAGTTTATTCAAAGTTAAATGGTTCTCATGTTGCAGCACCTTCTGTAATTAACCAACCAGATCCAAGAGTTCCCGGGTCTGCTATTTATGCATGGCTTGCCGAAGATATTTGGCTAACTGGATTTGGGTATGGTCAGGTTTTAGAGCAATATGGTGACACGGGAAGAGTTCGCGCATGGACTCGCGTTGCTCCAGATCGTGTAACTCCTAAATTAAATCATTTACAAACAGAAATTATCGGTTATCAAGTAGATGGCTCAATCGTTCCTAATCAAGGCGTTGGCTCGCTTGTTGTATTTTACGGATTAGATGAAGGTTTGCTAAATAGAGCAGGGCGCACAATTCGTGCAGCTCATGCGCTTGAACAGGCTGCTGAATCGTTTGCTAAAGAGCCAGTTCCTCTTCAAGTATTAAAATCAAATGGCACAAACCTTCCAGCAGAGCGCATTGCCAAACTTCTTGAGTCATGGAGAATGGCAAGACTTAACAAATCAACTGCATTCTTAAACGCAGATGTAGAGTTGCAAGCGCTGGGCATCGATCCTGCAAAACTCCAGCTCAATGAAGCTCGTCAATATGTCGCGCTCGAATTGGCTCGCGCTTGCAACCTTCCTGCATATTTTGTAAGCGCTGAAACAACGAGCATGACATATAGCAACGCTATTTCGGAGCGCAAGGCTCTTATCGACTTCTCGATGAAATATGTTTTAACAAGTATTGAACAAAGGCTCTCCATGCCGGATTTTGTGTCTAGTACAACAGAAGTTCGCTTCTCGTTAGATGAGTTCTTGCGTGGCGATCCATTACAACGCGCTCAAGTCTATGAAATCTTAAATCGCATCGGTGCAATGACAGTCGAGCAAATTAGAGAAGAAGAAGACTTAATCGATAACAAGGAGAACATCTAATGAAGATAACAATGCCAGTAACACTAACGGCAGCAGATGCAGAATCTCGCATTATCGCTGGTCGCATAGTTCAATGGAACGCAGAAGGTAATACCTCAGCAGGTCGCACAATGTTTGAGCCTAATTCAATCGAATTTTCTAAGAACACAAAATTAGTTCTACAGCATGACCAAACTAGACCTTTAGGAAAGCTTGTCGAGTGGTCACAGGATGACTCGGGAATAACGGCTTCATTTAAGATCGCTAAGACCACAGCAGGCAACGATGCATTAGAAGAAGCTGCTACAGGGCTTCGCTCAGACTTTAGTGTCGGTGTAGATGTTGAAGAATGGGATAACAAAGGGGGCGTTATGGCTATTAGCGCTTCTAAACTTATTGAGGTTAGTTTGGTCACAGACGGCGCAATACCAGGAGCCGAAGTGCAAAAAGTAGCCGCAGAAGAAAACAAAGTTTCTGAACTCGATGTTCAGGATGAAACAACAAAAACCACAGAAGGAGAACAAGTGTCAGACACTACCGTTCCAGAAGTCGCTCCTGCCGCAGAAACGGTAGAGGCTGCAAAAGTTGAAGTAAAAGCTGCAACAGCACCTTATACATCAAT